GATGGTGGTTTAGTATTCTACACTGGTCTTAACTCTAATGGTGACCTATACATTGGTAACCGTAAGATTGATGCTATCACTGGTGAGGAAGAATTCCTAGAGAAAGCATCACTACAGGATTCTTCTGATGAGGATGATGCAATCGGTAACCTAGTTACTACGTTTGATACTCCTGTCACATTTAACGAGTATATCACAGTTAATGGTGGTGAGAATAGTGATAAGACAAGCACATTCAATTCACCTGTAACTATTAATGTCCCAGCTACAGTTAGAGATGCTACTCTTGGTGATCCTACTAAAGGTGTATTAACTTCGTTGAAGATTATATCCAATCTATCTAATACTAAGGATGATGCAACTCTTGATACTACTGCAATGCAGAAGAATCGCAGAACTCTTGGTAATATATTGGTTGCTGGAAATAGAGTAACTGCTGGTATATTTGAGTTTAACCAACGTGGTTCTGATGGTGGTGGTCAAGGATATAAGATCCTAACACATTGTGTTGGAACAAGTAATATAGCATCAAACATAACTCCAGATCAAGATGGAACATATAATGCACTTCAAGTTGTTACTTACAATGCTGCTGGTGCTCCTCTAAGTGGTGATATATTACTTAAGGGAAGTGAAGTTGGTTATACTGGTTCATGGGGATGGATTCTTGCTAACTCATATCTTAACATAACATCTCAGATTTTATCATTCACCTTTGATGGTACTAATTTAATTACAGTAACATGGAAATCTGGTGTTACTAATGGTAATGTTATTGCTGGTGGTATTTCATCAGGAATGTCACTAAGGGTTACTGGGTTTAGTGATGATAAGCTCAATGGTACTTGGATTATTAATTCAGGAGTTGTTTCTGGTAACAGTACACTTAACTTTAATATCGCTCCTGGTGATGTTATTGCAAATGGTACTAGATTATGGACTGCTGAACCTAATGCAAAACTAGATGTTTCTTCATCTGGTTGGAAGGAATTGGGTGTAATAGGTGCTCAAACATTGAGAACCGATACTCAGAAGATTGGTGAGTACAAGCTCGGTATTAACACCGTTGCTCGTGCTGCTCATGCTGATTATGAAACTGCATTTGTATCTGTTGCAACTGATCCTCTTGCTAACTTAGATGTTGTTGGTACTGCATGGATTAGTGGTAAGACTATTGAGAACTTTGCTGCTCATACAACACTAGCAGCAAGAACTCTAACACCTAAAGACCATGCGTTCATGGTTGGTGGTGATAGTTCTACTCCTGGTAACGCAGCAACATTTAGAGTTTCTACTACAAATAGTGGTAGGGTTGGTATTAATACAACTCTATCAGAAATGCAGAGTGCATTCACAACTAAGGGAACATCTGAATTTACTGATAATGCTGTATTCCAGAAGGATGTCGCAATCAATGGTGGTGGTCCTGGTAGTTCTAATGCTGCTGATATAACAACTACTATTGAAGATGGAACAGTTAATCTGTTCATGACCACAGATTTTGTTGGTCTAACATCTGGTGCATTCCCTGCTAACGGACTTAAGATTGGTGGATCTACAAGGAATATTGAGATTGGTAATGTAGCAACTGCTTCACAGAATATCAAGATTGGTAATACTAGTACCAATAGCATAATCACTATTGGTGATAGTGTTGATGGATCTGCTTCTAATAAGTCTAGGATTACTCTTGGTGGTGCATTTGCAAGTACTGAGACTGACTCTTTTGTTCAGATAGATGCTAAGGCACTTAAGACTGCTGGTGATACAATATTTGGTACTAGAAGAGGACTTACTGATACTACTAAGTTTGAATCTCCTTCAGGAATATTTGAGTTCTTGTCTGGTAATAGTGCAACTGCAACACTGAGCTTTGCTACTAATGCTTCTGCTATCACGATTGGTTCTCAGGGTGGTACTACTACAGTTAGAAACAGTCTAACAGTTGATGCTAATGCTAGATTTAATGCTTCTGTAACTCAGTGTGGTGGTTATGCTAACTACTCATTCGTTGGATTCAGAGCACAAGGTGGAACGAATCTACAAGCACATACTGCTCAATCAGGAACTAATCCTGCTAGAAATGTAGATATTATTAATGTTTTAGTACCAACTGGTTCAATAACAACTATTACTGCTGAGTGTAACCAGTTTGACGGTGGTGCTAATGAGAAGTGGGGTGGTAATAGTGCAACAACAGGACAGAGGAATTTCCAAGCAACTCCTGCTGGATTACCTGTTGCTGACTTCCCAGACTTGGCAGGTACTAACAAGTACTACTTACCACTTAAGGTTCAACCATTTACTTCAGCTGGTGTTCAGTACTATAATGAGAATGATATCTTACTTATTGATACTGTTGAACAGTCAGGAAAACATGCTGAATTTGTTAAGATTACTCGTCTTGTTAAAATTAACGATGCAACAGGTATTTGGATTGAGGTTGAGAGACAACCATTTGGAACTCTTAGCACAATAAGCACAGAACATCCAGATGATGTTAGGATCTATAAGTGTAATGTTCAGTATAATTCTACTTGGATTACTACTCTTATTGATAATACTGGTACAGAAGATGATGTATATCTTGCTCAGTTTGGTGGAGTCTTATATGGACAAGAATCAACAGAACGTGGTGGATCTAAACCAGGTGATTATGTAATTATCACACGTACTACAACTGGTGATGATGGTGAGATATTTGAACTTAAGACTACATTAGTTGAAACTGCTAAGTTGTTTAGTGTTAAGAGAGGTTGTGATACTGGTAGTGAGATAACATTATTTGAAATTAATACTGTTACTGGTGATGTAACTATCAATGGTGATATAAACAATACTGGAACACTTCAGTTGAATGGTTCATGTACAACACCATTTGTTAATGCAGATACTAATAAGAAACTAACCATTACTAATGGTAGTGGTACTGAGACATTTGAGGTAGATACCTGTACTGGTGACACTCAAATTGGTAACAGACATGGTGTTGTAATTGCTAATGGTGAATCTTGGGGAACTTCTCCTGCTGCCTACAGTAAGGGTGATACAGTTTATGTTTACAGATATGATCCACAATCTGAAAGAACTGATGGAACTGGACCTAAGACTACTATACAAACTGCTGTTACACCATCAACTAGTGACATTGAAATTGCTTCAAACTTAGCAGCATTTACTAAGGGTGATTTGGTTGCAATTTACACTGCTTCTAGTATTGAAATTGTATATATTACTGCTGATCCTTATACAGGAACAGGTGCAAATCTTGGTAAGTTATTCTTGCCAACTGCTTCACAAGGTGTGGCTCCTTATAACATTAGTGGTAGAGGACAACAAGGTACAACTGCTCAATCATTTGTCGTTGGTGCTGACGTAATTAAGTTAGAACAACCATTTGATCATCCTAATGCAGTTCCTTCTATAACTCTTAATGCTGATAGACAGATAAGTGATTCTTATAGAACTACAACACTTAACCGTGATATTCCTGCTACAAGAACATTAAGGAAGGATGATGCTACATTCAAGTGTAGAGCACCTAATACTAGTGATACTAGATACGAAATTCCTCTTGCTAATGCCGATTTGATTGCTCCAATTATGGACTATCAAACCTTCTTCAGAATTGGAAATGAGTTCTTCTTCGTTGACAGTGCAGATGGAGCTGTTGATGCTGTAGCTGGAACTAAGAGACCTAAGGAAGTTAGAAATCCAAATACTTCTGCTGGTACAGTAACTACATTATATGGTGGTGGTAAGACTACTATCATGGATGACCTTGAAGTTCATGGTGGTGCTCTTAGAATATATGGTTCTGGTGGTATTAATCTTGCTGCTGTCATATGTTCTGATGATGGTCACGTTGGTGATGGATCAATATCTGATGTTAAGACTGGGGCTTCTGGTTTAACAGTCTTTGGACCAGGTACTTTCACTGCTGACCTTGCCGTTAAGTATGAGGATTGTGTATCAAGTGGTGTTTGTAGCACTGAAGATAAGTTCAGAGTTACAGCAATGACTGGTTCTGTTGCTATGGGTGAATCCTTCTACATGAAGGGTAAACTTAAGGTTACAGGTGATGAAACAGATAAGATCTTCCAGATTGATAATTTAGGTAGTGCTGGAACTAATACTGTTGGTCCTAAGGACTTCACAATCTATCAGTCTGGTGCTATTGATTCATTTGGTATTGAGAAGTACTGGACTGCTGGTGGTGGTAGAAGATACACTTATGTTGCTGCTGATTCCGTTGCTGGTATAGGTCAGTTACAAACTTCTCCATTACAGATTAACCAGAACTATCTACTTAATGTTACTAGTGCAAGTAACATGGTTCTATACCTACCAGATGATGCACAAACAGGTGATATGATTAGATTCGTTGAACTTAGTGGTAACTTGACATATAACACAAGTCTAGTAATCAGAGCACTTAAGATTGGTGGTGTTTCCACTGCAATCCAAGGTGATGCAACAGGTACTAAGATCAACGCTGGATCTGGTAATCCTTTACCTACAGCATGGGATTCAGGTGAGCTTGTTATTCAATCACGTAATGCATCATTTGGTTTAGTGTTTGTTGGAAACTACGATATTGTAGGAACCGCAGCATCACAGACAATTCCATCCAATCTTCGTGGATGGTGGCTAATGGAGTTATAAATGGCAGTATACTACGATTCTGTTAAATCTATGCAGAGTGCCAAGATTGGCACAATCATGCCTTGGGGTGGAGATGGAGGAGGTGGATTCCTTGCTTCTAACATCCCTAAAGGGTGGATAGTATGTGATGGAAAATCACTTGATGCTAAAGACTATCCAATGCTGGCATCTGTTATAGGTGATACTTATGGTGGTGACATGACTACTAATAGTCCTGAATTTCCATATGCAGATAGTACTGCTACATTCTTTACACCTAATCTTTCAGGATCTGCATTGATAGATTTAGAAGAGATTCATCTTACTAAGACTGAATATCAGTATGGACAACCAACTGCTTCTAGTGTTTTAGTTACTGAAGATGCAACTCCTAGGCCATTGGTAAAGGATTATGGTGATACAAATATAATTAAATCAGATTGGAATGCAACAGCAGATATTGATTTTACTCTTAATTTATCAGGATTTTTATATTTTAAATTTACTGGTATCAAACTAGGATCTCCTGATTTTGGTGAAACAATTTATACCATGCCACGTAAGTTGGGCGTTAACCATACTCCTAGACATGGACATTCAGATAGTATTCCAAGTACAAATCCTAAGATGGGTGGTGCTATGCCATTCAGAACTGATGCTGGTGTTCTTATGACAGGATCAGCAAATAGTAGTGTTTGTGATGTATGTAATACTAATCTTACTAAAGTTGAATGTGTTAATGCTACAACAGAACCTACTCAGTGGGCTGATGGTAGACAACAGTTGACATTTTATGGTGCTCCAGAATATGAAGATACTATGCCTAAGATGGAATTCACTGGGGAATATGTTAACGATAATTCTAACTCAACAGCGAACCCTGCTCCTAACTATTGGGCCACTGTTCCAGCTGGTGTAGATAACTGGAATACTCATCATGAAGGTACGGCAAGAGCAGATACAAATGCTGCTACAAGAGGATCTGGACATAAGGCTGTTGAATATAGACAGAATGTTTATTCAATTGGTGAGACTGGTGCATTGGATTTAACAGAACCAATATCTACACATGCTACCAAATGTTATACTGGAATGTTCCCCAGACCAATGATAGAACAGAATGCAGCAAACTGGTATGGTTATACTGATTTAACTACTCAAGGAATTACACCACAAACTAAAGGTAATATAGTAGATCATCCAGAAACATTTACACCTTTTGATGTTGATGGTTGTACTCTTAGTTCTCAAAGTAATGAGATTGTTCTTCCTATTGGTACAGACCTTAGAAGATTATATGGTACTTCACCAAATACTTGGTATCAATGGGATATGATAACTCCTTTAATGTATGTTACCACTAAAGACCCTAAGTTTAAATTTAAGTATTTCAATGAAGGTACAACAGTTCAAAAGGTTATTAAGGATGGCAGTCAATTAAAAGTAAAACTAAATCAGACTGTTGTTACTGGTGGTACTGTTGACGTGAGATTTAAGTATGCTACTTGGGGATGTGCAATGAATTTACCTGCTGCTAATAAAGATCCTTTAAGTGCTCAGTTCCAATCTCATACACATGATAGTTTTGAGATTCAACAGACTGGTGGATCAATGACTGATGGCAGTAAGATAATGACAACATTCACTGCTAATAATGCAAATGGTTCTAGTTTACAAGCAGAAAGCATTGAAGATGCTCTAAATATAGTGTGTGATACCACACAACCAAGTTTAACTTGCACTTTCTTAATTAAGGCATACTAATGGCAAAATTTTATACAAAAGAAAGATCAAAGTATGGAAATTTAACAGGACAGATTATTATTTGGCCTGTACAATATGAAGGTGATCCAACAGAAGGAAATAATCCAAAAAATTTACCTGCTGGATATTTAAAATGTGATGGTGCAAAATATAATGCTGATGATTATCCAAGACTTGCTGCAATTTTAGGAACTGGTACTAATACCAAGTTCATGAAGAAGAATTTAGACAATACTGATTTTGAAACAATAAATGCTACACAGTTCATGGTTCCTGATTTTGGATCTAAGTATCCTGAGCCTACAACTGGTGCTAACGCAGGAGTATATAATAATATTAGATTAAACAATTCAGTTAATCAAGAGGTTAGTAGATCTGGTATTGCTATTGAAGCAACAAACCAGACTGGATCTTCTACTGCTACTATAATATACAGAGGAGACATAACTCTTCCCAGTCAAGAGATTCCCATTACAGGAAAACCAGGATATGTTTATGCTGGTACTAACCATCGTACAGATGAGGTTGCTGTAGATGAGCAAGCATTACATCCACATACTCATACACACTCAGCAACAAGATCTAGGAATATGACTAGATTTGCTCATGGAAGTGGTGCTACTGAAACTAATGACTTAGCAAGAAAGGAAGGTGAAACTGGTACTTTTAATGCTACAACTATTAACGTGTATGATTGGTTATGGGCAACTAGATTTGATCAAGGTAGTACAGTAACTGTAAAGAATGGATATACATGTACTGGTGCTGGTAGTGGTTATATTAAAGATGCTAGAACATGGAACGGAAGTAGCTATACTACTTTGAATGGTTGTACCACAGAAGAAATAGCAAAGAATCCTTCTACTACAAGTGGTGGTAGTAATGTAACAAAAAGAAGTATTAATCCAGCAGGTAGTAGACAGGAAGTTTGTAAAGCAATTACTTTCTGGAATCCAAACTCAGGAACTAACTATGGTGGTTCTTCTTGGAACTGTACTTGGGCATATACTGCAACTGGTTATAACAATGGATGTATTGAAGGTGGTAACCCCAATCAATCTGAGTTTAAGGCAGGATGTGTACAAGTAGCTCCAACAATGTATGACGGAGCAGAAACTTGGGGATCTCCTAATAATACTGACAGAGCTCAATTTACAAATAATATAGAGTTATGTATTCCTCTTACTGGTTTGTGTACTTGTGTCTCATCTAATACTAATGTTGGATCTAGTACTGGTCAACCAATATTGCAACCAGCAACATATGTTGCAGGTGGAACCAACCCAAATGTCCCAGTAGATTTTGCTAATAATAGTTTGGCTGATGTTTTGCCATTACAATCAAATGAAAATTATAATAGAGCAGACAGTGGATATACAGCAGTAGAACATATATTTACTGATACTCAGAATTTAGTTCAAGCAACTGATCCTACTATTCATGATCATAGAGTTGATATAGATGCTACTGCAACACATACATATAAAGTTAAGACAGATGCTATTACTGTTAATCCAGAAAACTTATCCACAACAATGGAAATAGGAACAGATTCATCACCATCAATTGATGGTGCAACCTCTCCATTCATTATCATGGAATATCTAATTAAGACGTAATTATGGTAGCGACTCCACAGAAATATAGAAATCCAAGACAGGGATTTTATACAGATCTATATGTAGACACAACACCAGTTGGTTCTATTGTTAATAATCTTAAGGCTGGTCAGAATTCGTTTGACCATAATTATATTAATGCTTCTTCAAATCCACATACACATGCTGAAACTGTTGGTAATGCATATCAGTTAGGTGATGACCCTGCCTATACACATGAGGGATATTTGTACTGTAATGGTGATGAGCATTACATTAGAGATTATCCAGCATTATTCCAAATTATTGGTAATGATTATGGTGGAGCTGCTAGTAATGGTATAGACATAACATTTGAGGGAATGGTTAAAACATTTACTTCAAATGCTACTTACAATGCTAACAGACCAGCTGGTACATATCTTGTTCAGGGAGTAACATTAACAGGTAATGGTTCTGGTGCATGGTTTAAAGTTGTTGTCCCTGCATCTGGTACTAGTGTTCCTACAATTACATTAGATTTTGCTGGAAAAGGATATTCAATTGGAGATACTATAAATCTACCCAACGATAAGATGGGTAAAGCAGGTGGTGTACCTGATATTGTTATTACTATAGCATCAGTTGAAGGTGGTGGTGGAAGTGGATATACTGTTAATTCTGTTGTAAGTATTGGTGCTCCTGCTGGTGTGGTGTGGAGTAATTTCCTTTCACCAACTGTACCTACTCAAACTAGTGCTGGATTCAGTAAGAATGATGGAACTGAATGGAGTTCTAATTTAACTGCTACATCAGGATTTGAATCTGCTAATCCTGCAAGCAAGGCTTTTGATGGTAGTCTTACCACATTTGCACAGAGTACAGGAACTGGTACATCTGCAAATATTGAAATTACAGGTATTACAACAGTATATGATCCTGATTCTATTCAAGTATATGTTGAAGGTGGTGGAAGTGCCACTGATAAATGGGATATAAGTGGAACCAATATTACCACAGTAGAGACTAATGCGTCTGTAGGTTGGCAGACAGTTATTACAACTGGCATACTTAGTAATATAAAAGTTACAGCAAAAGCAGCTGGACAGAAGGCTAAGTTGACTGCTATTAGAGTTAATGATATAACCTTAGTTGATAACCAAGATGATGATACAAAAGCACTTGGATTTGATGTTAATGCTAATGCTGGAAAAGCACAGACTAGAGGTATATTTACATTTACACCACCAACAGCAATTGATTTAAAGAGTGCTGATAAGTTACAAGTAACAGATGACAATACTAATACTAGGTCAAGAGTATATGCAACTGGACCTATAATTTATAGCAACTACTTATCTGCTGGTGTTGATGGTCAGCCTGGAGCAACATTTGATCCTAATTGGGTTCAAGGTACAGCACCTAGTACTGTTGGTGGTACTGGACCTGGTGGTGAACATATATTAAAGGATGCTACATCAGGATTTGATAGTAATACTGCTACACCAACTGGTAGAACTGTTGGTGAGTTTGGATTATTATTAGATTTACCTGTTCCTATTAAATTAGGAGTAGGTGATAAGGTACAGGTATATGATACTGTTGGAACTAGCAATACTAGATCAAGAGCATATTATGGTACATCATGGTCATCATATACTAATCATGGTACAGGATGGACAACAATATTAACTGGTACTGCATCAATACAAGATGTAAGCAAGATATATGCAGTAAGATATGATGCTGGTGGTAGAGATGCTGGATGGATGGGAATAAGAATAGAAGATTCTACTGGTGCTTTCACTTATTTCCAAGATGGTACATTACCATACAATTATAGTGTTACTGATTATGCATTAGGTACTAAGGGTGCATGGGTTACTCATGTTGCTAATACATACACAACTATAAAAACTGGATCTGGTACTGTAACAAAGTTTGTTAAACTTGAGACAGAGAGAACTGACATTGAAGATAATAATGTTCCTGGTACTGGAGTAAACAGTTCTACTAATGTATGGAGCATTGGTAGTCATGGATGTTTCACTGGTGATAGAATACAATATTTCAATGCACCAAAACAAACTGGTGCAAATTCTCAGAGTGGTGGTGCTATTCCTGGATTAACTAATGGTCAGATATATTGGATCAGTAAGGTAAATAATAATGATGTTAGGTTGCATACTTCAAAGGCAGATGCTCTTGCAGTATCCAATCCAGTTAATTTTACTGGTGGTGGTAGTGCTTTCCAAGGAAATACAGTACGTTATCTTGACAAACAAGCAGGTGTAATGGGTGTAAGGGTAGAACCTGGTAGTGGGAGTGCTACTCCATTTATTGATGGTAACTTACCACCAAACCCAGCTACAGGTAATGTTACTGCTCAAGCAGAAGTTGCTGAAGTAGATGCAAATGGTAAAATACTTAAAATAAATGTCATTAATTATGGTTCAGGTTATACAACCACACCAACAGTAACAGTATCAGGTGGAACTGGGGCTCTTCTTGTAGCAAGGATTAATTCTGCTGGAACACTCCAAGCAATTACCCAATCTAATGTTATGGAATATTATGGTGATCTATACATGGGTACATTTAAAGTTCCTGATATGATTACCAAGAAGGTAGTTGGTAATGGTCCTGTATATGGTAATAATTCTCCCAACATTGGTAACAGTTCTCTTGGTGTTGGAACTACTGGTGGTAAATGGTATCTTGATAAGACATTACAAGATGATTATTTCTCTCTTGGTAGGATTGTCACCACTGGATATGATAATGTAACTGAGACAGTTTCTTGTAGTATTATTGGACAACATACTGTTAAGTTCAGTATGAGAGAAGAGGATTTGGATGGACCACCAAATCATACTCATGCAGTTTATAGTAGTATTCCTACTACTGAAACTCAAATAACTAAAGCTGGTTCTGACAGATATTTGTATAGGTATAAGGAAGCAACTGGTAAGGTAAAGAACTGGTCACCAACTGATGAAGGAACTAAGTTAAAGCATAAGCATGGTCTAGTAAGAAGACCTAACCCTGATGCATCTGTTGCTACCTATGATGTTCTTGATGCATGGGGTGGTGCAGGATCATGTGGAACAATTCAAAACCCTGAAAAGATTCTTAGTGTTGCATCTGCTTCTATTAATATTGGTACTGATACTATTAACATTCCTAGTCATGGATTGTCAACCAAATCTCAAATTAAATATGTTCAGAGTACTGGTGGTGCTATAGGAAATCTAGTAGATGGTACAACATACTATGTTTATGCAGTAGATGCTAACTTTATTAAATTATGTACCACACAGGCAAATGCAGAAGCAAGTCCTGTTGTTGCAATTGATTTAACTGGTACACCTAGTGGTAGTTATCAATTTATTATTGATATGCCTGTAGCAGAGCAAAACTATCTTGCTACTGGTAGTGGTGGTACATATCAGTTTGTAACTACAGTTCCAGCACCTACATTTAGAAAGTTTATTACGGCCTCTGAGATTGGTGGTAGAAAAGTATTAGTTAATGAAGGTCAAGCAATAGTTGAATACAATACAACATGGGAACAGACTACTGCTGGAACAGGCAGCTCTATTAACTTCCCATCTAATTGTACACACATGGAGTACACAGTATTAGGTGGAGGTGGAGGTGGTGCATCTGGCACAGTTGTTGGAACTGATGGTAGTGAAAGTTGGATGCAATTAGGTAATGGTTCTGTCCTTAAGTTGACTGCTGGTGGTGGTAAGAAAGGAGAAGCAGCATCAACTAATGCTGGTGGTCCTGGTGGTGCTGGTGGAATGACCACCAAGACAGGAACTGGAGATACTCCAACAGGACAATTTACAGGACAACCTGGAGCAAATGGTAGTGGACAAAAGTTGACAGTTGGACCACCAGATAATCAAACTACTGATCCACAGACAGGTGGTGCTGGTGGTGCATCTGTTGGTGCATCTGCTGGTGCTGGTGGTTCTGGTATTAACGTCAAGATAGGTGACTCAGCAACAGATGTTACTGTTAATCCAAATACTGCTGGTGCATTTGATTTTAGTTTCATAGGTAATGGAACTATTACTGCATTGTCATTTACAATTTCAGGTGGTGAAGGTGGTACTGCTGCTGAAATAACTGGACACCCAGGAAATCCTGATGCAATGCCTGGTGGTAAGGGTACTACTGTTAGTGCTACCATGATTAATAGTCCATCAGTGCTTGCACTTGCGAAACAGAAATCATGGATACTTGTTAAAGGTGAAGCAGGTGGAGCAGAAGGTGGTGCAAGTATTAGAACTGGTGGAGATGGTATAGGATCAAATGCTGTATCTTCACAGAAAGGTGGAACAGGTGGATATGGATCAACAGCACCAGCTGGATATATTGATCCTTCTACTCGTACAAATGGAGGTGGAGGTGGTGCATCAACTCGTCTTCAAGCTAGTGGTGAATTGGTACTAGGTGCTGGTGGAGGTGGAGGTGGTGGATGCCACGGTCATAACACTAATGATGTTGCAACAACAGGAAGAGATGCACCAACAGGAGCAACAGGATATACTTCGTTAGCAGTTGATGCTGGATCAAGTGCTGCGAATGCAGGATGTATTGGAGGAGGCGGTGGCGGCGGTGGTGCTGGCATCGGACCAGGAAATGCTGGTGGATCTGACGGTGGATCTGGAGATGCAGACGGTGGTGGTGGATCTGGTGGACACGCTGGTGGTGTAGGTGGTCAAGCAGGATGTTCAGGATGGTCTACTGGTTGGTTTGCTAGTGGATCTGCTTCTTATAGTAACAGTGGAAATGGTACTGGATTTGCTACTATTTCATATGATAACTCTTACTGGACTGCTGGTGGCGGTGGAGGAGGAGCAGGTGGACTATGGGGGCCTGCTATTATAGAACTTGCTAATTATAGCAATCCAACTTCATTCCAAATGCATTGTGGTTCTGGTGGATCAGGTGGTTCTATTCCCAATAATGGACAAGGAACACCTAATGATGGTCAGATTGGATATGTCAAGGTAAGAGGAGGAATCAAAACAGGTGAACAAGGTGCGACATATAGAATATCAACAGGTGATATTATTGAATCGGCATCAAAGACTGATGAGATATGGGACGTAGAGATTGTTGATGATAGTACTGGTGTTGGTAATGGTAATGGAACATTTAAACTACCAACAACACAAGTTCCTAAAGTAATATTCAAAGGTGGTGGACTTCCAGATGGAGATTCAAGACATGCTGAAGCAACTTGTACTGTTCTTGGTGGTAAGGTTACTGGAGTTGCATTGACCAATGGTGGTAGTGATTATACTGAAGCACCAGTAGTTCATATTGTTCATGGTGCTGGTGGTGGTGCATATGCAACTGCTTCTATTGATAGCACATCAGGTGCAGTAAATAACCTTCAATTTGATGCATCTCAGTGTTATACATTCACGAGATATTTGAAGTTTGGTAATCATCATAATAATACTGCTACAACAGATAGAAATCGTTGGGTTGTACTTACAGCACAAGATACTAGTAATGTAGATCTATTCTCTATTAAATGTTGTAGGGGTAATACAAGGAATGGTGGTGATGATTCTGAGAATGTGTTACGTGTATCTTATCAGATTTCAGGACAGACTGGATGGACTTTAATGGATCCTATCATTACTCCAACTGCTGAACGTCTTACTGATCCTATATTAAAGTCTGCTAAGGTAGTTGCAGATCGTAGTGTTCCAGCAGTTGATGTTACTACAACAACTAATAACTATGATGGAGACAGTGGTGATACTCAGTGGTATACTTATACTGTTGATGTTCCAGCAGCAGCTCAATCAACTGCTACTAAGTTTAAGGTAGAGCAACCAATGCCTAACCCAACTGGTTCTAATGATACTGATGATGATAAGCAACATTTTGGTATTGCTGAATTTATTTACTGGAGACCAAAGACATCTGGATTAGTATTTGTACCAAATGCAGGTGCAGTTTCAAAACCAGCTGTGGATGAGTTATCATATACTATTGAAGGTCCAAGTGGTGGTAATGTCACATATAGTTCTGGATTGAATGCTGGTGATGCTACTATAACTTTAAAGAGAACTACTAAGATTGAACCAGTAGCATCTATTGATCCAGATAAGCACATACCATTGATACATACTTACAAGACATGCAAGTATCTTATCAAGGCATACTAAATACAAGAGGAGAATGTAACAAGAAATGTCTGTAAATGAAACACTAGTAGAACTTCAATTAGATGTTCTCAATCAGGTAATTGAATATAAAGGTGTTACTAAGGTTATTCCTGAGTCGCATTGGAGAGATACATTACTTCCTTTCTTATATCCAACATGGGATACTGATAAGGATAAGATGCTATTGTTACATTATAATGCCAATGGATCATATCTTATTAAACGTAGAAAGTATGTAAAGAATTTTGATAAGGATACATTTGAGTGGAAAGACTATGAGATGGAGACTGTTGATGCCACTGCATTACAGGCTCTTAAAGATAAGTTGATAGAGTCATTCTTTTTGATTGATTCTATTGAGGATATTGAGTATCAGGATGAACTTGCTAGAATGTATGCAAAGCAGAACAAGGTGTCTGCTCAGACTATAAGGATTGCTAGAGATTTCTTGTTAGATGAAACTGATTGGGTATTTGTAGAGGATTCACCAGTTAGTGCTGCTGATAAAGAACTCTACAAAACATATAGAACTAAACTAAGGGATATAACCAAACAGAATGAGTTTGCTGTGAGTCCTGATGAAGTTAAGTTTCCTATTTCACCAATGATGTTCCAGAAGGTACATTTACCAAAGCATAGTGGTGCGACATACTTAGGAACAGATGATCAGTTCTTACTATTAGGAGCTCATTATCTAAAAGCATTTAGAGATAAGATTGCTCATTACCTTGTCGCTAAGTCATTTACAGAGAAGGCATACTTTGATGTGTTACTAGAAGAATACAACAAGTTACCTGAAACTGTATGGAAACCTAATGATCTTACTGCTGCACAGAAGGTAGATAGAACTAACTTCTTGAATGAGATCATTGCAATGGCAGCGAAAGAGTTAGAAAATGAAACAATAGGATTATATCATAATCCAGCACCATTAAAGCCAAGCGAGTAATATAATATGATTATCAAAGGTACAAAACTAGAGCAAGCAGACATGATAGAAGCATATTGTGTCAAGAATAATGTTGCTTGTTTATATCTTGATCTCAGAGGGTATAATGCTCTTGCAACTGATAAGAAAGCAACTGTAACCACATATTATGATACTATATTTGGTGACACTGATGATTATGTGTTAGAAGCAATGCAATCTAACGAAATTTATAATGTATTATCATTCCCAAATGATGATCTTGCTTCAACCAGTGCTAGTGGATGGTTCCCTAAGAAATCTAAGTGTCCTGATGATGACCATTTTATTAATGCATACGTCATTGACCATAAAGGTGATATTATATGGCAGAACGCAGAAGCACCACCCAAAAAGTCCAGTTAAAGAACTGTCACAAGCCCCCTATGCAGGGGGTTTTTTAATGCTATTATATAAATGTTGAGGGATACGTGGTTCTCTAGCCCCAAACCTTCTGACTAGTCTGACAAATGCAAGGATCTATGGTTGTCTCTGTTCAGCAGAGAAATTACGTCCTGTAAGTCTAATAGAAGCAGACACATGATGTTGGAAGAAACCTATCACAGCACACAGATGACTGATGGTTGAGCACACGCAAGGATCTATGGTTGTCTCTGTTCAGCAGAGAAATTACGTCCTGTAAGTCCAAGTGCAAGTGGTGGGGGTTCAGGTGTAAGCGATTCCCTAGAGGTAAATTTGGGCAACTGGGTGAAACCTAGATCATTGCCCCACTCCCTCAACACAATATTCTATATTATTACAGTCAATGCTCTCACAATTAAACAAAGACATTGCATATTGCACACGTGTATTAGGGTGCAACGCAGAGCAGACTGATGAACTTATCGGTGCTGCTGAAGCTTTAACAGTTAATGCAGAGTATTTCTGCGAGGAATTCATTGTTGCACCTGAAGGTGAGAATGCAATGAAGTATCAACGTCCAGACTTTATTGATCTTGACGCATTCAATGCTTTTCATGGCATTTATTTTGAGGAGGTAGACTAATGGCAACATTACAACAATGGGACACATCTTATGCCCCAACATTAACAACGAAAGAATACTATCAGATTAAAACATCTGTAGAACTTGAAAATGTGACTGATGACTGGTATGATGAGGATGGTAACTTAATTCCATAACACCATGTTTTCAACTAAATTATTAAAACTTGCTGTTGATCGCTCATTAGGTAAACCAACTAAGAACCAAGGTGAGTTGTTTGAAGAACTGTACAATGCGTACATGGGTGATTCAAACAGCTCATCTTTGCGTGAGCAGATAACTGCTGCTGTTGCTGGTTGTAAAACAATACCAGGTAAACTAGGTAGAGATGCCATTGATATTAATGGTGTTGAAAAAGAAATAAAACCAAAGAACTATACTGGAAAGAGAACAAATGGTAGTGGGTGCTTCAATGATTACACTCGCAAAAGATATGAAAAGGATTTAAATGTTAATCTTCCTATCATTTCTTCCCTTTTTGCTGAAGGTATGCTAATATATGTTGTAGAGTTTAAGTTTGAATCCATTGCCAGTAGACTAAATGATCAAATTGTACGTATATGTGAGGAACAAGGGAACAGATATGTCCGTTCTTGCTCTTGGACTTATTCTCATTGGATTGATAATCCATACCTTGTAGTACACTACATAAACAAAGACCTACTCAAAGAACATTACCAGTATGGTGAGGGAGTTGTAGTAGGACCATTATATAAGAAATTAATGAGCTTATCATGAAACCATATCAAAATGCTATTCCTCATGAGGACATAATGCATAGAGATACATTACTCAATCTATTAAAGGAAAGAGCGTACCGTCACGGACAGTATACTCTATCATCTGGCAAAGAGTCAGAACATTATGTCAATTGTAAGCCTGTCACACTATCATGTGAAGGTAATGCATTGCTATCACATCTCATGATCAAACGTATTGAGAAGGAGGCAGTTGCAGTTGGTGGATTGACATTAGGTGCTGATCCATTAGTATGTGGTATCGCACAGAAGGCATATTATAAGGGTAACAGACATATTGATGCTCTTATTATACGCAAAAATCCAAAAGGATACGGAACTAAAGAGGTCATTGAGGGTAATAAACCACCCAAAGGATCAGTAGTAACAGTATTAGAAGATGTCACCACAACTGGTAACAGTGCGATGATCGCAGTAAATGTGTTGCGTGACGCTGGATATGTTGTGAATAGAGTAGTAGCAATTGTTGATAGAATGGATGACCATAAGATATGGGAAGATAATAATATTGAATTCCAATCATTATTTCAACTCTTTGAATTGACATGACTGAACCATACGATTTTAATACTGGTGTACATACTAATGTACAGATCACAATTGATTTGAATGAGTTAGTATGGGCAAGAGGAGAGCATCTCAAGCAAGAGATGTCTGTTAATCAAAATGAGTATCTTGCGGAGACTCTACGTAGAACATTAACATGGGATACAATGTATGGCATGATTGATCAAGCTATACTAGAGTTCTTTGAAAATCATGAACACCCTGAGATTTGGGATCCTCACTATGGTGAGATACAACCAGAACCAGGACGTGAAGATGAGTTAAATAAACTAGAGAAAGCAGCAAAGGAACGTGAGAAAGCAAAGAAACAATTTGAAATGGTTGATCTAGTATCACCAGCATGGACAATTCAAGTACCAAGGAGGATTACCAAAGATGCCAAGTAAAGACCAACGCTCAATAGATGAAGATCCAACATCATATGAGAAGTGGGATCGTGCTAAGACTCTTATGTTAGAGTCATTACATAAACCAGACAATCACCTGAGATCATGTGCTCATAATCAGAAATGTTATTACGAGCTCATGGAAATAAAGGATCAAGTTATTGAACTGGTACAGAAAATGAATAATCCTCGTCCATTTATACCAGAAGGTGATGATGGGAATTTAACGATACCAACACTAGCAGAGAACACAGTACCATCTGATTCGTATGTTCAATCAAAATCATATTCGTATGCTGCTGATATAACACTATCAGACATCGCACGTTTCCAACGTGGTAATAGTTTATAGATATGAGTTTCCCATTTGGTGTGGGTGATCACGTTAGAATTGGTGATGATGAGGGATTCATTACTTTTATTGATCATGCCTATTTCACGCTATGCGTAAGACAGTGGGAGGATAAG